TACGGCGTACCTTGATGCCCATTTTATCTCCGAATGTCGGGCATCCTTCGCTTCCTTCTCAAGTCGCTGCATCTTCACCCTGCGACCTGCATTAGATGCCTCTAGCTGCTTGTTGTGATCCAACTGTTTGTTGTACCTATTGCGCCAGTAGTGGGCGGTGTGTCCGTCTGCTAGTTCACTGTCCGGCTTCGCCTTCTTGGGTTTGGCTATGTACCAAGTGCCTTCGTTTTTGTACAGGTTGTACGGGCCGACCCCGATCTGGAGATCGGTAACGTTGGTGGCGACCGCCGATGTTGTTGCCTCGTAGGCATCCGACACGTGTCGCACCTTCACCAAGTCACCGACACGGATTTGATCCGGGTCAATCTTCTGCCACTTACTCATCAGAGTCTCCTGCCCTAGCAATAGCAGCATTCGCCCAAAACATTGCTTCTTCGATCTTGGTGATTGCCAAAGACTTTTCGCGGCCTTCAGGGGTGTGCTCGTTAACAAGCAGCGCCAGATTGAGTGACGCGGTACGGATTAGTCCGTGGGTGTACTGCCTGTTTTCCGTGTTTGCTGGGTGAAAAGTAAATCGGTTTTTGAGTTCGTTATTGTCCATCGTTTGTCTCCTTCGGTGTTCCAAGTACGGCGATCCAGTTGTTTCCGTCATCACTCCACGGAGCGACAGTGATGTTCCAGTTCTTGCTCATGCCTTCCTCAATCGAGTACAGGACGTTTGTGACTTCACGTATTTTTCCTGGCGCGATCAGCGCCAGCACTGACCCTTTGCCGACCATTAGTTGTTCCCCTCTAGTTCTTGCCCGAGTTGCACCATCTCAGTGAACGCAGAGGTGGCGATGAGGTCATTAGCTCGGTCAAGCAGGTACGTGCGTATACGCATAACCTCCCAGTCTCCGAGTTTCAGATCTGCATAAGCGGCGGCTTGGCGCAGAGCCTTCGCAGCGATATACGGAGCAGCCGCTGTAAGTACAGCTTCGATGAACTCACCTTCATCCTCAAAAGCTCCTCCCATATCATCAGTGCGAGATACACGGATTCCCTCGACTATTGCTTGTCTGGAAACTAAATTACTCATTGTCTTTCTCCTTAGTTAGCATCTCAATTAGCCCCGCGTAACCAGCAATATCAACGTAGTTATCGCGAGAGTGGCGATTGATAGCCCTTGATACCTTCAACTGAATCATGCATAGGAGTACTTGCTCAGGGGTAACTTCTACGCCCAGAATTTCAGACCACAGCCTAGCTACCCGAACAAATGACTCAGACGGTTCACCGTAAGCGCTCTGCCTAGCACCATTAATAATTTTATGCGCTTCTTGGTTAATGGAGTCGTGTGGTTGCTCAAAGAATGTTTTGTGAGAGCAACAACCATCGCATCCATGAATATTGTTAACACTGTATAGATCGTCTGGGTCTGGGTGACCGATCCCGTGAGGGCATTGACGTTCCATTGCTCCGATATCGCTTCGCCACACTTGAGGGAAATTACGCATCATATGGTTTGTCTTATTGTGTACTGGACACTGACCACCATTGCACGCGTAGTTCTCGTGACAAGTAATCCAAACATCAGAGTGCTCTAAGTTATAACTATCGCCACTCATCCCTCTACCATCCAATTCTGCTTATTACTTTCTGACTGAGTGGAGTTCTGCAGTATGCCAATTTGCAATTTAGCGTTATGTAGATTTCTCTCAAGCTCCAAGATGCTCTCTCTGGCTTCCTCTAACTCATCCTGTGCAGTTGTGTTCTCTACAATCACTTTCACGCGGATAACAACATCATGCGTCTTTGGCATCGTCATTCTCCGAGGTCGAAGTTTGAACGTCGCTTAGTGGGAAAAGTTCTAGTTGTAAGGCACTTGTCTCTGTATGGGCATCCACGGTATTCCATCCCTTCCTTCTCCAAGCATCCCTTTTGAATGACTGGAAGTTCTTTGTTTGCAACATATTTATTTAGCTGCGTGATGTTCTCGGTAATTAAGTTCAGTACAGTTTGGTCCTTTTCGACCCTGTACTCTCTCCACTCACCATTGTCTTTGTTTTCGTAGACAATCGAAAACTCATCAATTTCTGGCCTCAGAACCATGTATGCATGTACTTGGTGGATATGCACTTCTTTGGGGCCAAATTGTGATACTTGCTGAAATCCACGGCTATTAATCGACTTGAATTCGAAGCCGGACCCGTCAACGATGATTCCATCTAGAGTGCCACCGAAATTCATATCCAGGCGGTCAGCGCTAACTTCAGCCTCGACAAGCCAACCAGCTGTCAGACCAGCCATCTGCCACTTAAGGTGCAGCATGTTCCCTGTCTGGAAGATGTTAGCTAACTTACCGTCAAGGACTTCTCGCTTCTTAGCCCCGATAGCGTGGAATACCTGCTTACGCTCACATGATCCAGTTGAGGATGAGCGGAACATTGTGTTGCGATTTCTAGATCCGCCTACTTCTTGGCTAAGAGCCTTACGTGCAAACTCAATAGCTTCGTCTGAATACTCGGCTGAAACGTTATTAGCCAGCCATTTCTCGTGAGCAACCGTAACTGGTAAGTCTGCTCCGGCAATTAGCTTTCGTAGGTTACTCATAGGTCTCCCCTTTGAAATGGATCTCTCAAGTCTTGGTTCTTGCGAGCTAGTGCGTTAGACCTAGATAGCTTCTGGAAGAACGCGACCAAATCAACGTGTGGCCTTGGTCCGATAGCAGTCTTGTTATGCAACATGTTTGTCAGTGCATAGCTAATCGCGTCTACTTCATAATCGCTAAGTTCAAGAGTGTACTTGCGCTTAAATACATTCGGGTCAATTTCCATCCCATTCTCCATATTTAACATTGAGGTATTTATCTGTGCCGTAATACATTGGCCTGCCATATTTATTTGTACGTACATATCCGTCGATTAGAACGCCACCGTCATACGCATCTTTTCCATCGCATAGCGCATGGCATTCATGGCATAAATGAAGAAGATGGTAAGTCTCCCCAGAGTCATCCAAAATAACTCCACCGCGAGCTTTCGTAAGCATGTGATGTATCTGTGAAGCACGTTGGCTACAGCGCGCGTCAACTTCTCCAACAATGACTGCTTCACAGCGTCCTCCGCTCCTTTGGTATATGCGTTTACGTAAGATGTTGTCCATTAGCGTTCAACCTCCTCAAAGCAGTCAAGCGCTCCAGCTTCAACTAACTTCCCAATAACTCCAACATCTAACTCTCCGTTTTCTATGTAAGCCTTGGCCCCGGTAATAATCCTCCGATTCACCAACATACATAGCTCGTGAAGACTTGAATATCCTCCATCTGGCCGCTTGTCTATCAGTTCCTTGGCTACCTTTCCGCCAATCCCCTTAATAGCCAGCAAGCCTTTTCGGATTCCCTTAGATCCAACGGCGTATGAGACACCAGACTCATTCACATCTGCCCGCTGAATACGAATACCAGCCGATCTAACAGCCGTGACGTATTGGTCTTCTTTAGGAGTACCGGCTGCAACAGACAGAACAGCAGCGTAAAACTCAGTAGGAAAGTGTGTAGCTAGGTATGCACACCTATAAGCAGTCAGACCGTAAGCGACAGAGTGTGCCTTGTTGAATCCATATGCGGCAAAGCCCTCAATTGCTCCCCATAGCCAACTGATATCAGTATCATCCATCCCTTGACGCTTAGCGAGGTCTACTACCTGCGCGTGATACCCCTCAATAACGTCACCCGCAGCGCCAATATCAGCGTTTGAAGCCTTAACTGCCTTGAGAAATGCAGTGAGGTCATCTGGATTCATTCCTAGAGACCGCAGCATTCCAATCACTTGCTCTTGGAACAGCATAATCCCGTAAGTTTTATCAGTGTGTTGTCTGATAATTGCATGTCGCTCGGGGATCTTTTCTTTGCCGTGCTTTCTGTCTATGAATGACTGAGTAGCTCCACTTTGCATTGTTGCTGGCCTAAACAACGCCATTGCGGCGACGATATCATCAACATGCTTGGGCTTTAGCTCCTTACAGCCTCTCCTAGCTGCCTTTCCTTCAAGCTGGAACACACCATCGGTAATTCCTCTAGACACAGTAGAGAACGTCTTACGATCACGAAGAGGAATCCAGTCAAGACCTTCGAATACGTCTCTCCCTAGGTTCTCCATGCAGATGTGAAGAACCGAAAGCGTCTTTAGGCCCAAAACATCCAGTTTGACTAGACCTAGATTCTCTACCGAATTCATGTCGTATTGAGTTACATATGTATCAGAAGATGCAACCCTCATGGTAGGAACTAAATCATCGAATTCGTCCTTAGTTGTAGTAACCACCAATCCAGCAGCATGAGTGCCATATGACGAATAAACATGACCTTCGCCAATCTGGTGAAGACTTTTGTGAATATCAGGAGCAATGTCATTCCAATCTTTTGGTATGGGCTTGCCTTGACGACGGAGTGAAGCAATGTACTTGATTCTTAGAGACCCACTTGTCTCTTCTCCGTCTCCTGTCAGCGAGTACTCCATCCAAGTACCGATTTGATTGACCGAGAAACGAGAATCTAGCCACTCGATGAGATCCTGCCTACGAACATGCTCAATATCCAGGTCGATATCCGGTGGCTTAGTCCTATCGCGGGAAATGAATCGCTCAAATGACAGATCCCACTCAATTGGGTCTACTTGAGTAATACCTAGCAACCAGCAGATCATCGAACCAGAAGCAGATCCACGCGCTTGGTAGAAGACGCTGTTATCCCGACACCAGTTAGTTACTTCGGCAACTAGTAATAGGTATCCGGCCATACCAGTGTCTTCAATAATGCTTAGTTCGCTTTCGATCCGTTCTTTGTGTGCTTTGCTGAGCGATACCGATTTCTCAGAAGCAACGTCACGTAGAGTTCGAAGCGGATCGTCAACAGTAAAAGGAATACGATAGCTATACTTATCCAGTTGAGGAATCGTAAGATCATGAGATTCAAGTAGGTCTTGAAGCCCTTCATAACCGAGTTCACGTCGTTTCCCTTCATGGTGAACCTCAAACCATTCTTTGTCGGCAAGATGAAATCCATCGCCAGGAAATACAGCATCGTCGCCGTCTGAACCAAAAGCAACAAGTCGCTTCATGGCTTCATGGGTGGGCTTATCTTCTTGGTTACAGTAATGGGCATCTTGCGTAAGCACACAAGGAAGCCCAAGTTCCTGAGCAAGAGACGCTAGACGATTAGCAATCATTGAGTCGGTTGTTTCTTCGTCATCGTGAATGATGTTGTGGTTCTGTAGCTCGACGTAGAACTTCCCAAACCACTTGTCGTAACTCTGGAGCAGAGCCTTTGCTTCTTGTCTATCTCCGCTAGCAATCGCCTGAGATGCATAACCAAAGTAGCAACCAGAAGTTGCGGCGATTCCGTTCAGCATTCCATTCTCTGATAGCTCAGCAAAGTCACCAAAGTCGATGAGTGGCTTGTGGTAGAAGTTCTTGTTCATCATTGAGTTCATGCGAACCAAGTTCTTGTAGCCTTCATTCGTATAAGCGACCACGCACATATGATGACGTTTTGCCTTCTTATCCTGGCGATCACGCACTACATACAACTCAGTACCAGGAAAGGGCTTGATCCCCGCCTTACTGCACTCGCGGTATAGATCAACAGATCCAGCCATATTGCCGTGGTCAGTAAGACCTAGCGCCTGCTGGCCGTATCCAGATACAGTCTGAACCATATCCTTTACGGCAGGAAGAGCATCGTTCGCTGAGTAATTAGAGTGCGAATGAAGGTTCCAATATGCATTTTTTGTATCACGAATAACCCTATATTTCTTCATGCGGTTGCCAGTGGAATTGAACCACTGCCACTAACCACTATTTGATAGTGGGAACCAACGCAACCTGTGCCCTAAGCGAGAGCACTGATGATAATATCAGCCATTTCTGACTTGCTTTCAGCTGAACTTACGTCAATCTTGGCGTCTGACGCCAACTCGTTAAGCTGAGTGATCGACATACTACGAACCTTAGACTCGCTGATTGCGACTTCTGGTTCTTCTTCAGCCGCAGACTCTACTGCGGCTTCCTTAAAAGGGAATTCTTCCTTTTCCGGCTTAACTTCCTGGCTATCTGACTTTCCACCAGCAACTTCACCGATAACCTCTTCGTACCGATCACGAAGAATCTCTTCGATGTTCTCTGACTGCTTACGCAGATCAGCCAAGTCAAGTTCGTACTTCGACTCCTGATCAACATCGTATGTAGTTTCCATACCAGTACCGGACTTAAGAACTGCATAGTCTCGGTTGGTGATAGTTCCACTGTTGCGCTCTGCACGGCGTTCAAGTGCATTGGCGAGCGTAACTGGAAGCTTGTATGGCTTGACTTCTCCGGTCTTCACTAGGTACACGTTCGTAGCGTACTTAGTGCTCTTGCGCCGCTGTTGTTCGTCATCTGACGTGCAACCTGGGCAGGTATTGTCCCCAGTGCAGGGGAACCAATGCTTATCTGAGTTGTAGTGCTCCTTGAACACCACCCAGTCTTCAATCTCGTCAAGGAAACGAACAACTGTTTCCCCGCGCTGGAAGTTACGCAACCACACGCCACTTCCGTTGTTGACTGGAGCTTCACTCTTTTTCGTACCAAACGTAACCATTGCGGTTAACCCTTCTTTGTATAATCCATAATTGTTTGCGCTGATGACTCCATCGCTGAAATCACTCTGCTTTGCAATTCTTTGTTTACCCGTTTGAATGCCTGTTCAGCATCCTCATTTTCTTGCACTACTGATTCAATCTCTAACTTAATCCAGCTATTTTCACCGTCAATAGTGCATTGGTGAGTGACACCTAGCTTGATTACGTCACCGCTATTTAATGCCACTGACAATCTCCTCTTCGATCTTAGCCAAGATAATCTCCGCCTTGCGCTTCATTTCGAAGTCTTTGATGTTCTCCGCGTGCTTAATGCGGTTCTTCCAGTAGCAGGCTCGTGAGTATAGACGCGCTCGCTGTGCTCTCTCTTCAGGTGTATACACAGCTGGTCGTCCACCACGTCCGCTTTTCTTGTCCTTAATTGATTCATAATCACTAACAGCACGCTGCTGGGCAATTATGTCCCGCATTCTCTCAATGTCTTCAATTGTGTACAGATAGACCTTCATCTTCCCGATCATTACACCGTGACTAGGAAGCATTCCAGTCTGTTCATGCTTGATTGCTCGTCGCAATTGGTGCTGGCTAATACCCAATGCCTCTGCTGCTTCGCGAACCAAGTAGTAATCACCGTCAAGCGTCCTGACGAACGCAGATACCGGATCAATACTGTTAGTTTTCATCGAATCTCGTTTCGGTAATACGCACGTATGGTGTGGTCTTAACGATTGTTGTGTTCTGGGAAACTATACGAGCGTCGATATTACCGCTAATGATTGCCTTCTCAATGAGCTTGTTGTCTACCTTGCGAGTCGTGATCTTATTGAACTCACGAGCACCAAGAGCCTTCTTGAGCGATACCTCGTCTACCTGAGTACGAGTAGAAGAGACGTATGTGGCCTTGACTACTCTGTCTCCGTGATCAACATCGAACGTTTTGACCTGATCCGCTGCCATAGCTCCACACAGTTCGTGCTGTAGCTCTTTGATGTACTCATCAAGCTTGGTGCGCCTGCGCTGTGCTTCTAAGATCTCGTCTGCTAGTTCTGCTGCCTTCGACATGAGTAGAAACCTACTATGTCTCTTCCCATCTAGTCAAGTGTTTTCGCTAAAACATTTTTTCTTACGTCAACAGCCATCTCAGCAAGATCCTTTTCGTGGCTATCCCAAGAGAACTGCCGCGCCAGGATACCTGCGTTAGATAGCTCCCTGACAGCCGCCACAGCGCCCTCACGACCAGCAAAGTCGTCATCATAGGCAACCAGTACTCGCTGCGCTCCAATGCGCTGCAGGAGGCTTACCTGGCTGTTGTACAACACTGAGCCATAACTGCCCACAGCGTCGTACCCTGCCTCCCGCACAGCCACTACGTCCATAGCTCCCTCGACCAGTACCAGGGTAGAAGACTGCTGTAGCTCCCTGATACCGAATAGAAGCTCAGATGTATTGGCTCCGAACGGGTATCTGTACTTAGGGCCAAGCCCGTCAAGGTTACGATAAACAGGACCAATGATCATCCCATCATCTGACCACAGCGGATAGCAAGGCTTGTCTTTGTCGGCATCGTATCCAAGCCGGTACAGATCAATCGCCTCATCAGCGAACCGAGACTGCCAGTAAGGATGGCGAAATGAATCAAACCGATCCCACCACGACTCCTGGTATGTACGTCTTTCCTCGTGATCCAGGGCGTTCTTAATCATCAAAAGCTGATCGTCAACATCTATTCTGAAGTTGGAAATCGAGCCTTTTGCGTGGCAAACCATACATACCCACTTGCCAGTCTTCGAATTAACTCTGGCGGAAGGTGAACGGTCATCGTGCGAAGGGCAAGTAAAACTGCGCCATGTGCCACGGCCATTAGTAAGAGCGTCCTGTAGTGAAATCACTCGTCGTCATACCTCTCACGAAGCAAATCTGCCTCATCCTTAGTAATTTCTTCAAACTGCCCATTGTTAGGAAAGAATCGCGAGAAGAACAATTGCCCGGAAGATCCGTGGCGGTTCTTCTCAAGGCTATAAACCATAGCTCGCTGGCCATACTGCTTCTGGGTTATCACCACATCTGCATCCTGGCCTAGAGCATCTGATTGCGAGAGATGCTTGGTTTGAGGTGGTCGCCATGTTGCATTATCTCCCTCACGGTTAATCTGCGCTGCGGCAAGAATACGAGTGTTAGTTGAGATAGCCACTTCTTTCAGGTGATTTGAGATAGAAGCCATTGATCGCCAGTCGTCAATTGCACGCCCACCAGATCCGTTATGCATCAATCCCGCGTAGTCAATGACGATCTGGTCGTAATCTCTCGCTGTAGCCGCTACATGAATTGGTGAAACCTTGTTGCGGGAGGAATCGTGGATGTAAAGCTCTCCTGTTACCTGTTCAGCAAGAGCATCAATCAGCTTTCGGTAAGCAATCTTGTCAAAAACTCGGTCCCGCATAGAGATGTGGTCAACGTCAATTCCCAGTCGATAACCAAGAAGAGCGTGCATACGGACCTGCATTTGCATCTCGCTCATCTCTAGCGAGTAGAACATCACTTTCTTGCCAGACAAAACGGCTTCTACCGCCATATTGCAAAGGCTCCATGTCTTTCCTTGACCAAGACGTGCTGCCACGTACCAAAGGTCACCTTGTCGCTGGCCACCAGTAACAGACTGCAATGTCTTCCATGGAACAGGAACTGTATCTACTGGAATGTCGTAGTCATCTAGCAGCGAGTAATCAAGTAGGCAGTTCTTAATTGGCTGGGTTGCCTGGGCGGGCTTAAATGCGGCGATCTCAGCCAGAGCAGCGTCCAAGTCTTTATCAGAAAGTGATTCAGTCGCTGAGTGAATAGCCCGAACCAATCCAGAGCGTGTGTGCTCCTGAATTACTTCATCGACTGCGTAAGCAACGTCCTTCGTTGGCGAAAGCGGGAATCGAGGAAACTTGTGCTGGAAGGTCTCAACTGTAGGAGGATTTCCGTACAGACGTTCGTATGTCACCAACCAGCGATATTCAGCTTGATATGCGCTGAACATATCTGGGGTAATACCCATGGCCGCAGGAGCCAGAACATCGTTTACGTTCAAAGCAGCAGAGATGAGCAATGATTCTGCTGTTGGTCGGTCGGCCATACCAAATACCACCCTTAAATGTTTGTGTGCTTGAACAGTAGATCTGTCCAACAGTTACGTCGTGAACAGGTTTTATTACCTTATGCAATAAGATTCAACAATGATTCTTTCTGACAGAACATTGCTCAACCTGATATCACAGAAGTCAATCGTGATTGATCCGTTTAACCCAGCTGACGTACAGCCAGCTAGCGTTGACTTGCACCTAGACAGCAAGCTCTTGATCTTCGACAAGAGCAAGACTGCCGTGATCGACCCGAGCATCCCAGTAGAAATGTCGGAAGTCAACATCTCAGAACAAGGAACCTTGCTAGAACCCGGCCAGTTCGCGCTAGGAGCAACGCTGGAGAGTGTTGGAGTACCTAACGGACTGGTAGGACGACTAGAGGGGAAAAGCTCCCTAGCTCGCTTAGGGCTACTAGTACATGTAACAGCCGGATTCATTGATCCAGGCTGGCTACCAGCGCAGATAACCCTTGAGTTCTGCAACCTAGCACCAGTACCGATCATTTTGCGCCCTAACATGAAGATTGCTCAGATTTCCTTCGAAAGAGTTGATCAAGACTCAGCCAAGCCCTACGGTCACAAAGACCTGAACTCCAAGTACCAGGGCCAGACCGGGCCTACAGCGAGTAAGTACTACCAGAACTGATTAGAGCCTCACACAGACCATCTACGTGAGCGTAGTGCTGAGACATACTCCGCGCTGGATATCCACACTCACAGACGTACTCAGAGGTAAGATCAGCGTGGCTAGTAACTGAAGCTACTCGGTGGTCTCTCACAAGCTGGAATAGCTCAATTGCGGAGAAACCCTGTTCTATAGAGGTTCTCAGTTGCGAGTAATGCAATCCGCTCATGTAAGCGTCTTGGTTCATCTGTTCGATAAGACTGTCAACGTTACTCATATCCACTCCTTAATGGTTAACAGGAACACATACAAACACACATGAAGGCTGAAAGCCATAGATAACTAGTTTTGTGAACCAGATCACATTCACTTGACAGGCTCCTGCGATGAACATAGGTTGTGATTACACTCGTTTAAGGCAGGCAAACAAGCCTTCAAAAACCTTCAAAAATAAAAGTTAATAATAATTGTTAGATAAAAAGAAATACTGTATAATAGTAGTTAAGACATTGTGATATAGCTATGTCTAAGGTCACCAAATCGGTGGCCTTTTTTGTGTCTAAGGAGCAAAAGTGAAGTTCTCTCAAGACGATACAGAGACACAAAGATTGCTTAGAAATGACAAATTAGAGTTTGCTAAGAGTGCAAGCGAAGCAGCAGTTGAGTCTTTTAAGAGAATTAAATATGGTAATTCGATTCCTCAATTATTTGTAATTGACGGAAAATGTAATGGAGTAAGCGCATATATTGAATCTTTTGATAAAGAAGCAGTCAGGGAAGCTCTAAAAGACTGTCCAATCAAAAACCCTTACGCCTTTTTGCTATTCGCTGATAGTTACTTTGCAAGCACAAAAGGAGAAGAAGATGTAGACAAGCTAATGGCTTTACTAAATACAGTATCTATGAGTGATGTTTTTGAAGGCAAGGCTGGCTACAAGAACGCAAGGTTAGTCACTGAGTCAGTACAAGTAATGTTGTTTACTGAAGAAAAGACGGTTGTAATCACAAATCCATATGTGTATTCACCAGTAGACGGATATGAGTTCTCAAACAAGAAAACAATAATGGATACGTCAGAGTCAGAAACAGACATTAGCGGAAAAGCAGTCCATTCTTTTGAAGAACTAAAGGAGATGTGTAATGCCTAGTCATATTGAATCCGAAGAACTACTGACAATTAACTCTTTCTATTCGTTTAAAACAGCACGAGCGCTAATTGAGCAGATCCGAGAGACTGCTGTTAGCCAGAAACTCGTTGATACCTCTAAAGTTCCCCCTGCTCTTATTGGAATCAACGAGGAAGGTCAGGTACACGTTGAGTACCTATCTAGGGAATGCGTTACTGATACCGGACTAGATATCACTCCGATTGTCGGCAGCATGTTCAGGTGGGTTAGAGAAGAAAAAAGAGGTGTAGATCACCTAGCGTTCATCCTTCCCTCGCACGGATACGAGAATACAGACCCTAACGCTACTTCTCACAAGATGACTGGTTTTGGGTCAACTGAGGAAGCACGACATGCGTATGAAACCCAGCTTGGAATCACTACGTATGTCATTTTTCTGCTTGATGCGCACAACAACAAAATCATCTACCAGGACTACATTTACAGTCCAGATGGAGGATGGGAGTTCTCTATGCCAGCTGTGGAGGATCTAGTTGTTGACGGTCCTATGAA